GGCGGCACAGGCAGCCAGCTCCGCCGATGTGAACGGCATCCGCGTACCGTTCATCGCGGTATGCGTGCCGGATTTAAAGATATGAATAGGTGCGGGCATATTCCCTCCGTAGTACGTCAGGGAATAGCTTTATAAAAACGGGCGAAAATCGCTTTTAAAGCGCTTTAATCACTGCGGGGAAAGAGAAGGTAAAAATCGGGGCGTAAAGGGCTTTATAAATCTTTATAAAGCAGGTTGGGCGGTGAAGCCGGGCATCCGCCCGGCGCGGAGAAATGGCTTATCTACGGGCCGCTGATTCAAGATGGCGCAGAATCGTCGCCAGCACCACCCGTTTTGCGCGGGTGGTCAGGTTGCCGTCGCTATCAACAGGCAAAAACGGACGTGCCGGATAAGTGGCGGTATGGTCGGCAGCGTTCTGTTCAAAGTTGCTGTTTTTCTTCTTCACAAACTGACGACCAACGCGGCCATTCTCACCCTGCTTAAAGTAGACTTTGCGGCCTTTACGCTTCACTTCACCGCCGAGCTGGTGAATGGCGGCATAGGCCAGATTAGATCCTACTACCGCGTGCTGCGCGTCGTACTGCGTGGTCACTGACCGCGCCAGCGCACCGGTATCGCGCAGCGTCGGGCCACCGCGTTTCTTCGCCGCCAGCGACGGCACCCATGCCGGGCGACCTTCAGCCTCGAAGGTTTCCGCCGTTTCCGTCTGTAACGATCCGGCAATTTTGCGCATCGCCGGGGTTAAATCTTTACAGCCGATCTCCAGGCTCTTCAGCGCGTGCTGTAACGCATTATCCTCCAGCTTAATCTCCATCATGGTGCCAGCTCCTGTTGCGCCAGCGGCGCGAGCACGCCCTGGTATTTGGCTAAGTCCGGGCGGTACGCCGCGCCCGGCGCGTATGACCAGCCCGCATCCGGGGTGATAATCGTATTGCCAATAGTAAAGGTGGCCACCGGTTGCAATTCTCCGGTTTGCATCGATATCAGTTTCATCGTTTCCCCCAGCGCATCGCCGGAGGCCGTGATTTTCAGCCCGCGGCGGCGGACATCCGCCTCAGTCATTGCTATCACTGTACAGCGGCACCCCCAGCCGTTAGGCGGGTAGAATGACTGCCAGAATGGATCATCAAGACGCATAACCATCTGATGCAGCAGGAGGTGGGGTTGACGGGTGCGGTTGTCGCAAATGGCACAGTACATCCCATATGGACGATCGTCGACGTTTTCCATCTGTTCGGCCCAGCGCCCGGCACTGTAAACCACCGTCATATTGGTGCGGTAGATGGTATCAAGCCGCCAGGTACTGCCTTGCTGGATGATGGTCACTTCCCCGGTGTCCGGGTCGGTGATTTCTTTCTCACCCCACCAGCCTTTCTCTTTCAGCACTGGTTCCAGCTCCTTACGGAACCACGCGCCGGTTTTGCCCTCTGCCAGTGACCGCTCCAGTGCACGGCGGATATCTTCCAGTACATCCAGCTTTGTCACCTTCGCCACGGTAAAGGCGCGGGCGTGGGCCTCCTGCCAAACTTCTTCCCAGTCCCACGACAGGGTATAGCCTTTGGACTCCAGATAGCCGATGGCTCGCTTTGGTGGAAGACTCAGACAATACGCCAGCTCACTGCTCGTCACGCTCATGGAGCCGCCCCCAGATATTCGCCACAAACAGCACACGCGCCAGCCGTTCTGTCAGGTCGTCGGTGTTCATCTGGGGGTACAGTTCCGCCAGTTCGCCCATCAGCACCGCTGGTGCGACGCCTTTTTGTACCCGCGCAAACAAGGGAGCCAGCACCGGCGTCAGCGTATCGTCCAGCTTACCGCTGGTCATCAGTTCATCCAGCGCCGTGTCAAGCAGCTCCTGCGCGGCGACATCCGCTGTCACCGCCTCCGCAAATGCCACTGGCGCAGGTGCCGGGGTTTCGTCGATATCGCCATCCTGTAATTGATACTCGCGCTTCCAGTACTGCGGGGTGAATTTCACACCTGCCTGCGATAACTTCTGGTCGCGTCCGGCCTGCACCTCATCAACCGTTTTCTGCTCCCACATACGGAACACAGGGCAGTCCACCGCACCAAAGTTCAGTTCCACAATCCAGCGGATAAGTTGGTTAAACGCGCTGGTTACAATGGATGCATCACCGTCACGGATATCATCCGTCACTTCCAGCCCGGCCTGCGCCGAAGCTTTGTTGGCGCTGGCTTCAGTGGTCTGATTCTGCCCCAGCAAGGCAATGGAAATCTCACTGCGCGACATTGTGATCAGGTTCTGGTAAATATCGCTAGAATCGGCTTTACCTGCGGCCTCTTTGATATCCACCGAAGAGTCATCCGGGATAGCGGCCACCGCATCCTCAATCATCGCCTCCAGCGAATCCAGCAACTGGTTAATCTCACCCTGCGACGTACCACGCGGATGCTTGCCGACAACCCACGGCGAGCCGTATTTCTCGGCAAAGCGCACCCAGAACTTCATGCCGCCTTTCTTGAAGGTCACGGGCCAGAAGCACATCGACAGATCCGGGAAACCATACGGGTTATCGTAGGTCGCATCCTGACGCGGCAGCAGGAATTTATACGGTGGCGTCAACTCGCCCTCTAGTCCGGCATTACGGGCGCGAAAGCGCAGGCGGTTTTCCATATCGAACTGGAACCACTCCGGGGGCTTACCCACCACATCGGTCACTGCCCATGATTTGCCGCCACGCGCCCACATCAGTTCACACGGCTGATAGCCGTAGAGCACAGCGTCGGTCATTTCACCGGTGATGCGGGCGATATCTAAATCCGCGAACAGATCACGCACAAAGCGAAACACCCGCGCCGTGGCGTTGCCGCGTTCGACACCGTGCTCCAGCGCTTTCACCGCCGCTTTACGTCGCCGGATACAACCGCCGACTAAGGGATCGCTGCGCAGTTCGCGGTAGATTTTGATATCGCGCCCCTGCGCCTTGAGAATGGGGTCAGGGTTGGGCAGGTACATTCCCAGCCCGTAAAAATCAATCGAGCGCGAGCGGACAGCGATTTGCTCTGACAGGCTTTTGGTCGGCTCGCTGAATGAGACAAACTCGGTGGGGGTAACGTAGATTCCGCGTGGCATCAGTGATAGTTCTCCAGTAATCGTGCGGACTGGCGACGGCGGCGGGAGTTCACCGTCACCGGGCCGGTATGTATGGCGACAGATGCAAACCATGCCAGCGCCAGCGCAATAGCCGTATCGCCGAGGCGGAACAGCTCCGGGTCTTTAAGGTCTTCTTTACGCACCGAGGAAACCATCGGAATACCGTCAATATCCTCGACGGAATGCAGATCCTGCCGCACGTTCTCATCCGCTGGTAATGTCAGCACGCCATCTTCAAATGCCTGAATCAGCTTTGGCATCCACAACCCATACCAGGAACGACTAAGGTTAACCTGCGCGATACGGCTGGTGCCGAACTCATCGGCGGTATACTCTGCCAGCGTCTGCCCCGGCCCGGTGGCATCCATCGCCCCGGAAAAACACCGCAGAGCGCGCAGCAGATACCACAGGATTTGCTCCTGTTGGCGGGTGGGAACCTTGTGCATTTCAATAATCAGCGGCACGCGGCGGTACAGGTTGGGCATGATGGCCATCAGCACAATGGCGGAAAAATCGCGGTGGCGGGCAAAGTCATCCCCCATTGCATAACGCAGGCTGATATCAAGCCCGGCGATCACCGGCTCCAGATAACGCATGATCCAGTCGGTGACGTACTCTTCGCGCTCCTTCCTGGATTTCGCCGTGAAACCCTCATCCAGCGTCAGCCGCAGTATTGTCCGGTCGTCTCCCGGCGGCATCGCGGCTTCTATCCAGATCCCAGGAATACAGATGCCATTGCCGTCGCGGGGGATCGCGTCCAGTTCCTCGCGCATGGCGGCTTTACGCGGGCCATAGGCATTACGGATGCGACTGTACCAGGCGGTTTTCCCCTCCAGCGTAGGTTCTTCGCCCTGCATAAAACAGACGCGCTCGTACAGCCCGTTAGCTACAGCATCATCGAAAGTCACGGTATAAACCGCTGCATCCTCGCCGTATAAGCCGTTTTCAATATCAATAATAAAGGCGTTGAAGCGGTTCGATTTTCCTTTATGCGAGGAGATCACCACAATCCTACCCCCCCAGATGAGAAGTGCCGTTGCCGCGTCCAGTACCCCTTGAACATCCTGATGGAACGCAGCTTCGTCTATGATCACCATCCCTTGCAAACCACGAATATTCGCAGGACGGGATGATAGTGCGACAGTCTGAAAACCTGACGCATAGCGGACACGATAGGCGGTGATTTTGCGGGTGTTGCCATCCTCGTCCTGATCGTCAAACAAGAACTCTTCAATGCTGGAGACAGAATCCGCCTGTTGTTCGGCAATAACACGAGAGAATTTGGCGCAGTAACCGATAAACTCCAGACCTTTCTCTTTGGTATCGCCGATGTAGTAAACGTCCATACCTCCGCTGCTTTTCCGGGCGGCTGCGGTCAGGACAGCTTCAAAGCCAAAGGCAAAGGTGATGCCAGTTCGACGGCCTTTAGGCACAGCGAGAATCGACTTTCTGATTTTCAGGACATCCACCTGATGTTTCATCAGAACGCCGTCGGTCATTGGGTTAAAACCAGCCGGAATATCTCTGGCTCTGGGCGGCAGTTCCTCCCAGTCAACAATACGGACGGTGCTGCTTAAAGGTTTCATCGAATCCCCAAAATCTTCTCACGCCAGAAGCGCACCTGATCTTCACCCAGCCCCTGCGCCTTGGCTTCTTTCTCCAGTGCCGCAGCTTGTTCGCGCTGTAGCTCTTCACGAGCCTCACGACGGATATCAGCCTGAAACTTCTTCAGGTTGACGCTGGCGCGTGACAGCGTGGCGACGTTCTTCGCCACCTTCGATAGCAGTGCCACACGCTCCTGCGGATCAATCTCGCCGTCCTCCGCCTCCTGTAACTGGACAATGGACTCAAACAATTCAGTCTGGATCAGCGCAATCACCGCCTCCGAACGGGCGTCCTGATCGTCGGCGGCTCCCTCGGTCAGCATCCGCGCCGCTTCGGTGGCTGCGCGGATGGCGGTAAAACGACGTTCGATTTTCTGGCCGTAGCGATGAATGGCTGACTTGCTGATAAGGAAGCCCTTCTCACGCATCAGCGCTTCCAGTTCGGCATAACCGCTGAAGCCGCTGTCGGTCAGCGCCCGCTCCAGCCAGCGCCTGACCTCTTCGGGGAGTTTGTCAATGGTGCTGCGTCTGGCCATCATTCGCTCCAGTACTTTTGCGGGCGGGCGATGCCGGGGCCGCAGTCCACAGTGTACTCAACCACATCAACACCGAGACGGGTTAAATCACCGAACCAGGTGCCGGACGGCTCCTTCACCAGTTCCAGCATCCGGCGGTCGGCCAGATAGTCCAGCTCGCGCCGCAGCTCCAGCGCGGTGGCATCCGGGTAAATCGCCTGCATCACCGCCAGTAAAAACCGTTCATTGCTGGTATAGGGCCGCGCCTTGTTCAGCGCCAGCATCAGATTCCAGCGCATCGACTCACGGCGTACTTTATCCATCATTTACCACCCCCTTGCGACAGTTCGATTTTGTTATACAGCGCGTCCAGCTTGGCCTCGATAACCGTTTGTCCCCGGATGTAATCCTCACGCCGCACATAGTTCAGCGGCATATCGGCGCGGAACTCCAGGAACTCGCGCTCCAGCCGTGACCAGCCGGATTCCGACTCCTTACGTGCCGCTTCCAGCGACTCAAAGCGTTCGTTGAGGCGCTTCTCAATCTGGGTCAGCAGCATCTTCCCGGCGGCGACCAGCACGCCCAAAAACGACAGCGCCATCGAGATCACCTCCCAGAAGTCAATCTGCAACATCATCGCGACACCTCCGCGATATAGTTCTGCAAGCCACGCACCTGGAGCGCTAACTGCTGGCAGCGCTGGCCGTTGTCGGCGAGATTGGCGAGGATGTCGCGCTGGCTGACGCCGGAGGCGCGTAACCGGGCGTCAGCGCCCTGAACGGCTGCGGCGGCCGCGCCAGCGTCGCGGGTAGCGGCGGCAACATCCGGGGCGGACACGCCGAGGGAGGCGTTGTACTGCTGCACGAAGCCGCGAGTAAACACGCAGGCCACAGTATGAGCCTTGCCTTTTTCGTCAACGTAATGCTGCGTAACATCGTTAATTTTCCTCTGTAGTTCGGCGTTGCGGGCGGTCAGTTCCTCTGTCCGGGCGAGGTAGGTCTGCTCGTTTTCCCGGATGTGAATCAACTGCTGCTGGCTGCGGTTTATTTCCTCCTGCAACGCCCGTTGCCCGGCCTTGGCCTGCTGTTTTTGCAGGCGCAGGCATTCAGTCTGCGCCTTCTCGTAGCCGTGTTTGTGGCCTTGCAGCCACGCGAAATACCCGCCAAACACGACGAATAGCAGTATCAGCGTGGCGGCTAACCCCGCCGTTTTGAGTTTATCGAACACAGTTAGCCCCTCCCCATGACAGATAGCGCGGCGCGTTCTGGTACAGGATGCGTTGCGGATAACCCCGGTTCTCGCGCCAGTTGGCGGCGCTGCGCCCGGCGTTGACCGTCGCCACCGCGTCAAACCAGACGGCGGCATCCAGCCCGCGCTGCGCCGCCAGCTTTTTATCGCGGTTCACCCAGCCTAAACCGCCGTTATAGGCGCTTAAGGTGAATGCCATTCGCTGGCAACCATCGCGGGCGCTGACGCGCTGCCACAACCACTGGTCGTATTGCACCAGCGCCCGGATGGCCCACGACGGGTTAAACGGCTCTCGGGCGCGGAGTTCGGGAAGCAGTTGGCTGATCCAGTCGCTAGTGGAGGGCATAAACTGCGCCATCCCCTGCGCACCAACGGGTGAACGGGCGGCGGGATTCCAGTCGGATTCCTGCTGGAACTGCCCGGCGAAATCGGCGACAGGCGCATCCATCCCCCATACCGCGCGGGCATTACGCACCAGTTCGGCGCGGTAAGGTTTGGCGGAAGCGGGCGGTTCGGCGGCATTGGCCTGGCTAAAAAAACCGCCGCACCAGAGCAGCCAGCCTGCAATCAGTACCGCCAGCGACTGGTACCAGAAATTGTGTTTATCGGTGCGCGGTTGCCCGTGACGCGCCAGCGCCATTCCCATCCCCAGCAGCGCCGTCACAGACCAGACAACCTGCGGCCAGTACATATGCAGCGTCATGGCTACAGCCCCATCGCCACGGCCAGACACACCGCCGCGACAATCACCGCACGGCGCAGCATGGCGGCGGCAAAGAGACGTTGTTCATTTTCCGCTGACTGAAAATAATTTGGCCGCGCATAGGGAAACAGGCTGCGATCCAGCCAGTAGCCCAGCACCGCCGCCAGCGAGATCAGGCTCAGTTTGTAAACAACGACCGGAAGCTGCTGCGGGGAAATCAGCGCAATCAGCGCGAACAACACCACCGATGCCACCAGCCAGCCGGATAAACGCGGGAAAAGAGAAGTTTTCATAAGTGCCTCCATTGGGTGATGGAGGCAGTGTGCGGAATGGTAGGCAGGAAGGCTTTTAAAGGGGTTTAAGGAGTGGGCTTATTACTCAAGTGATGCCGCCATGACATCACTTTTGTAACCAAGATATTCCATGTTTCAGGGTATGTGCAGTATAGGTAAATTAATCCTGTCGATATAATAGCGACAACAAGGAACATAATAATAAACCAGAACGCGATAACCTGACGGCAAAGACGTTTACGTACAGAGCAAAAGATACTATCAATGTCATTTTTTATTGATGCATACTTTTTATCAACCTGAGTCTTTTTATGTCGAAGTTCTTCTTTGATAGCAGTTAACGTCTGTAACTGGTTGAACAAAGTCAACATAACCAACGTAGCAAAAACAAAGGCCCCTAAAAAAACTGCGCTATTGATAATGGTTTGATAGACATCACCACTTGCTTTCTTGATTTGTGTCGCGACGATAATGGTTGCGACTGGGATACCCAGTATCTGGTTTTGGATATCTGAAAAGACTTTATGGATACGTCCCATTTCTTCAACTTTGGCGGTTCTAAGTTCATCCAGAACCTTTTCGTATGAGAACCCAGAAGTGAAGAGGCGATAACCCTTATCGAACTCAACTTTTAATTTATCAATGTTCTTCAGTGCATACTCAAAGACTTTATTGTTTTCCGTTTCCTGACCGATTAACTGGATGCTTTCAATTAAAAGCGAGAGTTTCTGCTCTTTGTGTGTGTCGTCAGAAAACTGCTGAATGAGTTCATCGAGTGTCGTTTTATCAAGATTTTCTACGGTTTCTGCACTGTAACGTATAGGTAATTTAAATACATCGGCGCGGAAAAAAACGCATTCATATGCACTGGTATCAAAGTATGCCGACTTTTCTTTAAGCAGGCGCAGAAATGTTAAGATAGTGCGGTAGTTTTCAATTACAGATGTTGGCGCATCCGAACTATAAAATTGGCTGTCGATCAGGTAGTAGCGGGAAGGTTCCTCGCTTTGGTGTTTTGGCGACTTTAACAAAGCCGCCAAATTACGGCATAGCAGACCTAGCTTTGTCTTTGGGGCGTTCACAAAAAGCGACACCTGCTGGCCAGCCACTACTTCACCTTGTGCCAGAGAGATCCCATATGTATCGGTGTCCTCAAGCAAAGCGTTGAGCAACTCGCAGGATTCTGGGGTAAGCACCAGCGTACCTTCGGCCATATCGTTACCGAAAGTAATCTGCCTGTACAATCCCACCAGTTGCTCAAAACTGATACTCACTCCTCAACCTCATCCAGTATCTCTTCTCTGAAGCTATCAGGAATATTCCTTAGAATGATTACATCCTGATCACGATTATACTCAATTGAACCATCTTGAAGACCAGCACGATCAAACTTTAGCTCCCAATGATTGGACTTTCCTTTAAAGGAAATGATTCCTTTTAGTACGCGTCCATCTGGGACAAAACCATCCGACAGTTCCAGTTCTTGGTTGGCCAGCTTAGTCGATAGCAGTTCTGGTTCTTGTGGCCAGACTGCGTTCACAAAGGTTGTCAGATCTACAGGCTCACCATCTTTGCTCAGTTGCTTCAAATGGTCATGGGCCGTTTGCAGAAAAGCCTCTCGACGTGCGGGGTCAAGCCCTTGCTCAGTCGCAAACTCTTTCAACGCATCCCGCAATTTCTCTGTTTCACGCTTGGCGATCAAAACATCGTTACAGCCCAGGAACTGCTTAAAGTAACCAGATACAGCATTGCTCCCTTTCAGGAAACTTATATAACGTTCGGCACCTGATTGCCAGGACGTAATGTCAATACGCCCCGCCACACGTAGCTTGTCGATATCAAGGTAGACACTTTCCTGGATAGCAAAGGCATCGTTAACCGCAGTTCCCGTCGTGGGGCTTAACATGGCAACTAAAATATGCTCGTGTTGATTCATCGTAATGTGGGCGAATAGAACATAGCCACCAGTAGCGAGTGGTGTTGTTTGAATCCGAGATTCCAGATGACGAATCATGCGGCAGGAGCTACGGTAAAAATCATCAGGATGCTCTTGAGCTAAATAGTCTGATACGATTGTTTGCATCGGGTAATTGTCAGGGTCATCTTCAAAATGGCCATAACCTTTCCCCATTCGCCCTGCATATTTCCCACAGATATCATCTATTAAGCGTTGTGATGCTGCGGTGACGCCACTCTCTGCTGGGCTAAGCTGTAAGGATGTCACCCCATGCGGCTCTTTATCTAAAAGGTGAATAACCACATGATTTACAACGATTGCATTTGCAGGTTCATTTGCTGGCATAGAATCTGAAACCTTCAGTAGAGTTAGATAGTAAATGCGTGCTGTCTGCACGCTTTTTTGTTTTGTTTACAACATGTTTAATCTTGTCTTGGACACGTCCAGTAATCCCCGTTTGGCTCTGGCGAGTAAACCATCAGGCACCCCTCGCGCGGCGGCTTCTTATCAGCAGTCATAGGAACTCTTTCTTTATCCAGTTTCACAACCAGATCCCCACCAGGCACATCCGCTTTATCGAAGCAAACAGACTGGCAGGCGGATTTTGAAATCTTCACTTCGTGGGTATTGTTGGAGATGAAAAGGAAACAGGTATGATCAGAGGCGGTGTAATTACCGGGTATGCTGTTCTCATTCTTGACGTGAAACTCCACCGTTGTCACCGGACGCATCGTGTCGTCGTAGACCTTAAATTTATCAAAGTTTGCTGCGTATTTATCCAGTCCTGGACACTGTTGGCGAATAAAGGGCAATTCGCGCTTCACTACCGGACTATCGGTTTCAACAGTAAACATTGTCGATGCAGATGGCTGTGTAACATCGTCATCACCACATCCCGACAACAACAGCGCACAAACCCCCAAAGGTAAGAAAAAGTGTTTCATAACATAGTCCTTCATGTTTTGTTCTTAATGAGAACACTTTACGCCGAACGTTTTAGGCTTTCGAGTTCTAAAGCCAATTCCTCTAATCTTTTTTCTAGGGCGGCCACTCGCTGTTTTTCTTCAGCACTGCGTAACAAATCCTTTCGTACATCCGGTTCCAACTGATTCAAAAATTCCAGTAACTTCAAATCGGCATGGCTGTATTCCGGCTGCTCAGTCAAAACATCCGCATGTTCAGACAGATACATTCCTCCTCTGCCGGTGAGCAGCCAATCAATATTTATACCCAAATGGGTACCTATTGAGATCAATGCCTCCGCATTTGGTTCTCGCTCGCCACGCAGATAGTTTTGTAGAGAACGATATGGGATATCGCACTGTGCGGCAGCATCAGTGATTGATAACGCTTTGTCAGCGAGTATTTTTTTGAGTCTTTCTTTTATGTTCATTTGTGCATATTAGTCGTTGACTTGCCCGTTTGAGTACGTACAATAAACCCAATTGAGTACATAATAGCTCAGAGGGAACAAATGAACAAACTAATGAACAAACACCAAATCCACGCGCGACTGATTGAGCAGGGCAGCAACTTTCGCCAGTTCGCCATCAGTACCGGCTACGAACCCCGGACGGTTACGCAAGCTGTTGATCGCTGGGCGGGTAAACAGGATTTGCCGCGTGGACGGCTGACGTTTCGCATTCTGAAAGAGCTGTCCCGCACCATCGGCAAAGAGATCGTGCCGGGCATCCTGCACGAACCTAACTAAGGAGAGCGCAATGAAACCTACCGATTTAACCCCCAGCCAGCGCGTACTGATTACGCCCTCATTTGGCCAATCAACTCCATACCACGGCACGTTTATTCGCCGCGTTCCGCGTCAGCAGGGATTATCCGCATATAGCGTATTTCTGGTTGATGAGTTTGCCGGGCTGAACGGCCCGGACGATCCAGGCAACATCACCTGTTCTGACCACTACATCAGCCGCCATGTCCAACCACTGGAGATGCATGCATGAAACCCACCTCTACTTCCGGCGCACGTATCCTGCGCGTACTCAAAGCCCTGAAAGGCTACTCGCTCACTGGGTTGTCCAATGGCGAATTGGCGGCGGCGTTGCATGAATCCCCGGCCAATATCACCCGCGCCGCTGACACTCTGATCGAAGAGGGACTGGTACAACGGCTGGAAAATGGGCGCTTCGCCATGAGTATGGCGATGCTGCAAATCGCCCACGCCCACGCGACGGAAGTCACACGCGCTCAGGACAGGCTGAATGAAATGAATCAGCGGTTGCTGGCTGGCAGTCGCTAAGGAGCAAGTTAATGGCACGTCAAAAATCACCACCTGTTGAACTGGTGCCGGACGCACCGCTGAACACTGAACTGAACGTCAGCCTGAACGCGCTGGCGGAACACCGCATCGAAATTATGCAGCAGTTCGGCGACGGCCTTCCGTATGAGCGCGACCGAGTGGTGCATGAGGCTCGGTTTTATATGTCGCAGAGCGCCGAGGCAATGCTGGAAGCGGGTAAGCGCCTGGTGATTCTGAAAGAGAATGAGCCGCATGGGGAGTTTATCGAACTTATTGAAAAGGAACTGGGCTTACCATATCGCACGTCAGTAAGGATGATGCAGGCATCAACCAAATATTTATCTCCAGCGCTGAAATCAAATATGCCAGCGCTGGCACATTTGGGTAAAACCAAACTATTCGAGTTAATGGCAGAAGATGACGACGAACTCACTGCCCTGACCGAAGGCGGCACCGTTGCCGGGCTAACCCTCGACGATATCGACCGTATGACCAGTCGCGAACTCCGCGCCGCCCTGCGTGAAGCTCGCGAGGACGCCGACGCCCAGCGCCGCGTTCTGGCTGACAAGAACAGCAAAATCGACAACCTCTCCACCCAGCTTGCCAAAAAATCCCGCATCGCGCCGCCGCCCCCGGATGTGGAGGACGAGCAGTTGCGCAAGGAAGTCATGGCTATTGCCTTCGAAGCCGAGGCCATTATTCGCGGCAAGCTCCACGAAGCTTTTACCGTCCTGAATCAACATCATTCGGCACTGGTTCAGACGCACCCTCACGCCTTTATGACCGGGCTGTTATGCCAGATTGACAGCGCCACCGTTTATCTGCGTGAAGAGTTTGGCCTTGCTGTCGAACCACGCAGTGACGCCGCGCCGGAGTGGGTAACAAACCCCACGCCTAAAATCGAACGCCCGGACTGGATGACCACCGATAAGGAGAACGCCGCATGATCCGCACATTAGTTATTGATTTCGCTAAGGCTCCGCAGGAGCCGAGTTACCACTTTAACGCCGATATCCTCGGTGGCCGACTGCTGAGAGTCGCTTTTAAGGATGCGCTGGCCTCACCGTGGATAGCCACTGACGCACAACTGCCTGGTGACTATGACCTTGTGCTGGTCTGTGATGGCTACGGCGTGGAAACCGCTAACTATATTGATGGCGAGTTTCACTGCACCAGTGAAACGTACCCGGCAAAACAGATCACCCACTGGATGTTAGTTCCCGAACTACCGGAAGGATGCTGACCATGAGCGCCGTCATGACCGAACGCTTAGTTGCTGTTGCTCAGGCTGCACGGCAGGCCGGGCATGGCGCACGCGGCGCAATCTACACTGCCGCCTGCGCGGAACTTGGCCTGTCCCGCGCCACGCTGTTACGCAGAATAAAGGAGGTTGCCGTGACCGATAAACGCAAGCGCCGCACCGACGCCGGAAAAACCGCGCTGACCCGCGATGAGGCGGTGATGATTTCCGCTACGCTGACGGAAGCCACCCGTAAGAACGGCAAGCGCCTGTATTCCGTCATTGATGCCGTGGAGATGTTACGCGCCAACGGCGAGATTGACGCCGGGCGGCTGGATGAGGAAAGCGGCGAGTGGGTGCCATTGTCAGAAAGCACCATCATCCGGGCGCTGCGTGGCTACGGCCTGCACCCGGATCAACTCAGCCAGCCCGCGCCAGTGACGGAGCTTGCCAGTCTGCACCCCAATCACGTCTGGGAAATCGACGCCTCGCTCTGCACGCTGTACTACCTCAGCAACGGCCAGCGCGGGTTACAGGTGATGGACAGCGCGACGTTCTACAAAAACAAGCCGAAGAACCTGCAACGTATCGCCAGTGACCGGGTATGGAGCTATGAACTGACCGACCATACCAGCGGCTGGATCTACGTTGAATACGTGATGGGGGCGGAGTCTGGCGAAAATCTCTGTTCCGTTCTCATCAATGCCATGCAGGAGCGCGGCGGCGCGGATGTGCTCCACGGCGTGCCGCATATGTTGTATCTCGACCCCGGCTCGGCCAACACCGCCGCTATGACGAAGAACCTCTGTCGTTCGCTGGGCATTGACGTGGTGGCGCATAAAGCCCACAACGCCCGCGCCACCGGGCAGGTGGAAAAGGCGCGCGACATTATCGAACGCCGCTTTGAACCGGGGCTGAAGTTCCAGCCGGTTCACAGCCTGGAGGAACTGAACGCCAAAGCGCGCCTGTGGCGG